CGCCACGAGAAACCATGCCGGAGTCTGATGCAGCGCCCGACGCTGTTCTGTAAAGCCACGCCTCAATGGTGAAGTCGCCTGAACCAAGATCAGTCTGCGGTGTGGGCGGCCCCGCAAGCCAATCCCCAGTCCCATCAAACGCTATCGACGCCCCGCCGAACTTGCTCTGCGCGGTGCTGATCTGCGCGTTGCCAACCGTTTCAAGGTTGTTCATCATCGCGTTGTCGATGATGCCTGCGTTGGTGAAGTTGGTGAGCAGAGATGTATTGGTAATGGCGGTAAGGGGTGCGGTCGGCGGGGTGAAATTAGCGGTATAGACGGCGGTGCCTTTGACTACACGGAAGTTGGAGATGTACGAGGAAGAGATTATCCCAGTGCCATCTGCTGCCCATGCGCCGATTGCGAAGGCTGCGGAGTTATCGGTAATTGATCCCGCGCTAGTTCCAGTCGCGCCAGATGTGCCGTTGATATACAGCACAAACGAAGACCCATTGCGAACAGCCGCAAAGTGATTCCATTGATTTGCGGTAAACGCGATTGAGGATGCTTGATTAATAACCCACGAACCACCAGATTCAATGAGTAACGACGGCGTTAAACCTGCGCCGTCGTAATAAAGTAATACTCCTGCGGTCGTACCTGAGTTTGCGCGTTTTGAGAAAATGCCGACTGAACCACTAGACGAAACAGTTGGAAAAATCCATCCTTCAATCGTGAAGTTGGAACTGCCCATGTCTAGCGCAGCATTGTCCGCGACGGTGAGATAGTCACCCGTCCCATCCCAGTACCCACTCCCGCCATCAGTGCCTGCGGCATAGGGCGCAGTCGGAGAGAACGGGCTGAAGCGTTGAACGCTCACATCGCCGTTGCGCGTGATGGTGAATGCGTTGGTGCTGTTGTCGATGAAGCGGTTGCTTTGGCAGGTCAGCAGCGAGGTATTGGTGATGGCCGTAAGGGGTGAAGTCGGAACAGTCAGTGTGGACTGCGTTGCATCGTATGGGCCGCTGCCCTTGATGACTCGCACGTTGCTTGCATAGCCGTTGAACCAGTGGTTGCTGTACCCCGGAGTCTGTTGGCCGATATACAGAACACCAACATCAAATGAGAACGAACTGGTGTACGAACCAATGCGAGAGCCGTTGACAAACAGGCCAATAGTCGTGCCAGTGCGGACAAGCGCGATGTGGTTCCAAGTTCCTACAACAATCGGATTTGACACGCTGATCGACGCCGTGCCGCTGTTCTCATAGAACTGGATGACGTTACCGGACGCTAGAGTGTTGATCTGAAATCGGTTGACGACATCTGTGGAAAAAAGAACAGTCGCCCCTGATACCTGATTGATTTGGCTGAAGTTGAACCAACCCTCCACCGTGAAATCAGCGGAGAAGTCAAACGCAGTTGCACTAGTGACCGCAAGGCTGTCCCCGCTGCCATCAAAGTAGTTCGACCAGTTGCTCCCAAACGGCGCGAAGGTGCCCTGCGTCGTGTTGCCGTTGCGCGTGATCGTGAAGTTGTTGGTGCTGCTGTCGAGGAACGTGTTGTTCTGCGCCCCGTTGGTGCCGTTGCCGGGGAGCAGCATCGTGACGTACTTGAAGTATTCGTCTGTGGCTGCTCCACCAAAGCCAGCCAACAGGGCTTGCAGAATTCCGCTCATGTCAGGGCCGTCCCAGAAATGATCCAGTTGGTGCTGGTGATCTTCACCGCCGTAGCCACACCGTACTGTGCTAGTGACCTATTGCCGGTAGACCCAGTGCTGCCTAGGTACATCGTGTCAGTAGTAACCGCAATGGTCACTGCGTTGGCAGACATATTGATGAATGTGATTGCGCTACCCACCGTGAATGCCACGTTGGAGTTGGCAGGGATGGTATAGGTGGCAGCAGCTTGCCCTACAGGATGGAAGATGTGCTTTCCAGCATCACCGATCACCACGTTGTAGGAACCGTTCTGGCTGTTCTGCGGAAGGCCAATAAAGCCTACAGCGTTGGCGCTGTCGGTTACTGTCGCATTGCCAGGGGTTGCCACGATGCTTCCGCTCGTGATCGTCACGTTGGCTAGCGTCATGTTATTGAGCGTGGTCACCGTGTTGCCCAACTGAATGGCGGTGTTGCCCAGCGTGATCGTGGTGGCAAAGTTTTGGTCTAGCTGCGAGAGCGGAATCGCTGCAGTAGCTCCAGCAAATGTATTTGGTACGGGCATATCAGAACCTCACTCTAAGTTCATGTTCCATTTCAAAGGTGTTGACAGTGAACGCAGCAGCGTTGCTGGTCAGGGTCAGGCCCAAATACTTCCCGTATTGTTGAGCATCTGACTTGTAAAGGAAATACCCGGAAGACAGTAGCCAGTTGATTGTCTGGCTAGAGTTGTTGATCCAAGGAATGACCTGATTCTGGTTGTTAATCCATGTCACATTGCTGTTCTGCAGCGTGTACAAAGGACTGGAGCCAGTCTCGCTATCAACGGTTACATTCAGTGTTGCGCTTTGCTCTAACGTGGCCTCAATGCCAAACTTCAAAGCCTGCTTGGTGCGAATAGGGTCACCCAACGGCATCAAGGCAGTCCTGATGGTGGTATTGATAGCCGCCGTATCGTCTCCGTAGAGTTGGTACAGGTCGGTGTTATCCACACCAAAGAGCTTGATAGTGCCTTCTACCGGGACAGATGCCACAAAGTCAATGCTGCCCTGGCTAGTGATAAACCACTTTTTGTCAAAAAAGACGGCTTGCACTTGGCGTGCGGCTTCACCTGGCTCTGCGTAGGTGAAGTTGAACGCCGCGCACAGGATGTTGTTGACCAGGACTTGCCCACCCGTAATCGGCATGGAAAAGTCGATGTTCGGGAAGATGCCATCCAAAGAGTCGGATAGCTTGCTGGTGGTGGAACCAACCAGGGCGTACATCCCGTAGTCGTTCATGAACAGCAAGCTGCGGAAGTACGGGAAGATGGCGTCTGTGCGGCTGGTGCCAATACTGGCACTGACGTTGGTGTTCGTGAACAGCGTGGTGCCTTCTGGCGTTACACGCAGGTCAGAAATGATGTTGATGCTCGTTTCGCCAAAGATGTACAGGAAGTTGTTGGCAGAAATGATGGCCTTGATGTTCCCGCGCAGGGTGGAATCGCTGAGCGTGAGCGAGCCTGCGGAGACAGAAGTGAAGTCGGTTGCACTGTCTGCAGCCGAGTAATACAGGGTTCTACCTGATGCCACCCAGACCCGACCACCGAATGTAGCGATGTCCTGCACATCGTCGGTGTTGACGATAGCCTTGGCTGCTGCGTTGCTGCCGCCCCCACCTGTAATCGTCACCACCACGTTTGAGGTGGCGGTGTAGCCTGCCCCCGGATTGGTCATGATGATCTGGTTGACCGTGTTGCCGCTGACGATAGCCGTAGCATTGGCTTGAATGGTGTAGCCTGTGGCATTGCCGATGGTTACCACCACGTTGGCTGCATTGCTGTATCCAGCCCCACCGTTGGTCACAATGACAGAAACAGTGCCCTTTTTGAACGTGGTGAGCTGCGAAATGGCCGTGGCGTTGGCACCACCTGCCGGTGCAGCCTCAATCGTGACAGTAGGCGGTGAGGTATAGCCTGAGCCTGCTTCTGTCAGAAAGATGCTCGTAACCTGGCCGGTGCTGATGGTGGCCACGGCGTTTGCTGCAGAACCTCCACCGCCAGTGATCGTGACGGTAGGCGTCTTGATGTAACCGCTGCCAAGTTCGGTCACCGTGATGGAAACCACATTGCCGCTAGAGATTGTGGCCGTAGCTTTAGCGGTGATGCTGCCTGCAATGTCAGGGGCAGAGATCGTGACTAGCGGGACTGAGGTGTAGCCGCTACCCGGCGTGTCTACCGTAATCGCACGCACTCCACCCGCTGCGGTGGTGATCGTGGCCTCTGCCAGAGCCTGTACGCCGTTGGCTTCGTTGGGCGCAGAGATCGTGACTACGGGCGCCTGCGTGTAGCCTGCACCTGGATTGGTAATGCCTATAAAGCCAACAGAGTTGCCGCTGACTAGGCTCGTGCCATTCCAGTTATACAGCCCCCGCTCAGGGTCGGCAATGATGACGCGCTCGTTCTTGTATTGCGCGGTGTTCATATCACCGCCCGAGAACGTGCCAGAAGGCGCTACGTTGCCCTTGGCGTCAGTTGTCAGGTCAAAGAATTGGGACGCACCGTTTGCGCTGAAGACCAGAATGTAGTCATTGAGGTCAATATTGGCCGAAGTGATGTGCGTGACCGTGTTGCCAAACACCACCGCATTGGCTGTGCTGTCCTGTACTGCGCTCTGGGCCGGTACGACCTTGATGTTGCCAAACCCAATGGGCATGGCATTCTCAATCCAGGCGAACTCTTTTTCGTCAATCGCAGTGCGGTTGGCCTTGGTGTTAATACCAAGAAAGTTCTTGATGACAGCGTAGGACTTCTTCTGCTCAGCCGCTGCCATGACTTAAATCTGCGAGTATGGATTGGGGATGCGGCGGGTGTACACGGAGTTGAGCACTCCCTGCACATCCTTGAGGTACTGTTGTTTGAAGATTTCTGCTTCTCCGTAGCTCTGCTCCTTGTACTTGGCCTTGTAGGCGGCGTAGAACTGGACAGGGTTGGTGTACGGAGCCTTGATCTCATCTACAGCGTTGGGCGTAGACAGACTCAAGGGCAGAGGAAGTCGGACGGTATCCACTTCAATCGTGTAGGACTGATCGGGTACCGGCGAGATGTAGATGGCTTTCTGGCCGTAGGTGGAGAAGCACACGGGCCTGCCAACATAGTTTTGCCAATAACGAACTTGCGCGTTGAAGTCAGACCAAGCTAGATACCGCAGCGGAATGCGTGAATTGCCCCAGTAAAGCGTAACGTTGAGTACATCTAGCGTCTCATCTCCTTGCGGCAAAGCCGAGTAGGGGATGATTTCAGCATTGGCCACATACTTCAGCGTGGCCGTGCCATCCGTGAAGTTTGTGCTGGGGGGGAAAACGTTTGCCCCACTTGGGTAGGGAGGCGCAGACGTGCCGAGGATGCCACCCGACACAACTTCGTAGATGAAGATGTTGGAGAAGATGTAACTGCCAGTCGTGACAGTTGCGCCTTCCGTCCAAATGGTAGCCGCTGTGCCGTCAGGCGCTAGAGGCGTGTAGGAAATCTGAAGAGTACGCAGACAGCC